GGCGTGCTCGGGTGTTCCGGGCTTTGCCTTAGCGAAGAGCTGTGTAAGCAGGAAGAGGCCGGGGTTGTCCGAGTCGATGCGTCGGTTCTTGATGATGGTGGCGAACCGTCCGGGCTTGGACGGAGTAGCGCTGGCGTCGTCGAGAGAACCGACCTGGGGAAACATCTCCTGGTGCCAGGTCTCGAACATCGCCAGTTCGTTTTCCTTCTCCAGGCCAATTTTGTTCAGGTACGGCGACATCCGGCCCATGAGCTTCTTGAACTCGGGGCGGTGCTTGTCGTACATCCCGGCGTACTTGAGGCCCTCTTCGACCGTAACGGTTTTCGAGTCGAGGCCGGCTACCATCAGGCTCTGGGACAGGCCTTCATAGAGCGACTTCGTCTGCTTGGTGATCTTGGTCTCAAGCATGCCGTTCAGGCGCGCGCGGATGCCGTAGATCAGTCGACCAAGCACCGATGCGGATTCCGAGGACTGCTGATGCAGTGCCTGCCAGAAGCTGTTGTGCATGACGGCGCGTCCGAGGACCGTGGCGAAGGTCTCGTCCATTCGGCCGTTCAGGTCCAGGCCGGTCCAAACGCCGTTGCCCTTGTTGTGCCGAACCACCGTAGTCCACGCGGAGGCCAGTGCACCGTTTTCCATGTTTGAGGTCTTCATCATGGCTTCAACCATGTCGGACCATACCTTCGGGCTGCGCAGCCGGACCGAGTGCCCGAGTTCGTGGCCGGCTACAAACATCATCGAGTCGATGGAGCCGTCATTCAGGGCGTTGCGGGCGATGTAGGCCCGCGTCGGGTCACTTGGCCGGGTGAATCCGCGGAAGCCCATCGACGACGCAAACGTGTTGTCCACATAGCGAAGCTCGACGCCAAAGAGATTCTTCCAGGCCTCGGCAAGGAACTTCTCGTCGTCCGTAATGGCACCTCCGATACGCTGGTCGTTCGGGTCGTTCAGGACGTCGTCGATGATCTTGCGGGTCTGGGCGCGCGACTGCGTTCGGCGGGCGGCAAGAATGTCGTCGGGCGTGTCGTCCGCCATGGCGATGATTTCGCCTTCGGCTGCGGTGCGTTCCTCGACCGGCTTCTTGAGCGCCTCCTTGATCTTCTGGTTGAACTCGTACGCCTCCTTGGCCGCAGGGTCGGACTCGAGGATTTTCTTCAGGAGCGCGGGGTCTTTGTCGCCGAGCGCGGCGTGCGTGGCGGCGTTGGCGAACGAACGGTCCCACTCGCCGCGGACGTGGCGGAATCCGGCGTGAAGTGCGCCGGCCGCACCGCCGATGATAGGAGCGAGGCCGATGGCCGTCATCGCGTCGCTGATCGAGTACTGCTGCTGGTTCGACTCGGCCATCGCCATGGCGAATGGCTGTTGAACGGCACCCTGCAGCGCGCCGTTGACTGCGCCGTTGACCGTGCGGGAGGCGAAGCGGGCCGCGCCGATACCGGAGCGGGAGGCCACGGTGGCGCCGAGTCCCCACTTGGCCACCATGATCTCGGGAGTGACGACGCCGATGGCCAGGTCGACCGGGGAGACGATGCCGCCAAGCAAAGAGCCGGCGGTGGCCGCGATCGGTGCGTAACTTTGGCGGGCGCGGCCACGGTTCAGTTCGTCGTCGATGTGGTCGTCAAGAAGGGCCTTCGCGTACGCGCGGGACATCTTCCCTTCGTAGTGCGGGTCGAACTTGATCTTCCCGTCCATCGAGAACTCGCGCTCGAACTCCTCCTTGTCGACCCAGCGGTCCGGAGCCATCGGCCAAGCCACGCGGTTCTCGATCTCGTCGTTGCGCTTCAGCAGCCAGTACTTCGTGGCGCGGTAGCCCATGCCGGTGAAGTTCTCGTTGAACCCCATCTTGAACGCCTGCTCGAAGGCGTTCGCGGCGCCGTAATCGGCGCGGGGAGCGACGAAGCCTGGATCGTATTCGCGGGACTGTTGAAATTCGTTGGGCATCAGCGGATGTATTCGATACTGTTTCGGCCGTCAGGAAGAGCCGCTTCAAGCTGAGATTCGCGGTAGGCGGTGTCGAAGTTTCGGATGTCCTCGAAGCGGACCTGTACCGGGCGAAGGAGGGGCTTTTCTGCGGTCCCTAGGTTGTAAAAAAGCGGCTGGGCGGGGCCGGGGTTCTTTACGAACGGCGCGGCGTCCGAAGGTGTGCGGCCCGGAAAGATCATGGCGTCCATGGTCTTCGTTTTCGGGTTGTAGCGCCAGGCACCAAATTGGTTGAAAGCGACCGAGTTTGTGGTGAAGCGGTTCTCGGGCTTCTCGACGTAGTCCTTCCAGAGGTCCTGGCCTCCGGTGCCGGTCTGGTACGCTTCTTTCACGCCCTGGATCTTGGCCCAGTCGACGGTGAGATGCACAGGGAGCTGTTTGACCGTGGGACGTCCGCCGGCACGGAACAAAGGGAAGACCTCGTCACCGAAGTTGAGACTGAACCTCGTGAGTGCGTCCGCCAAGACGCCGCGCTTCCACTGGCGGGCGGGCTCGTAGTAGTCGATGTACCGAAGTACATTCTCGGTCTGCTTGCTGAGATCGGCGACATCCGCGGCGCCCATCGGCACAGGGAAGTCGATTGCGCCTTCCTTGACCATGTTGGTCGGGACGAGACTGTAAACCTTGCGGTCGTTACCGAGTCCGGAGGACGGAATGACGGTGAACACCTCGGAGAGCGAACGAACCATGTTCACTGCCTCGTCGGCCAAAATGTGCTCGCGCGACACCTGATCCTCGCCGGAGGTGGTGCCGGCGGAATACGCCTTGGAAGCGAGGATGCGCTGGACCATCTCCGAAAAGCCGGTCGCAAGGTCGTTGTTCTGGCCGTTCTGCCAGTAGAGCCCCTTGGCGATACCGTTCAGGGACTGGACATCCGAGGTGATGGCGGCGATCTGGTCGCCGGAAAGCAGTTCATTCGTGCTGACCGAGTTCACATAGGACGTGCCAAAGAAGGCCTTCTCGGCCGCAAGAGCGTGGCGGCGCGGGAACGTCGAGCTGTTCTTCTCGAAGTTCGCGAGGTCGTCCATCCACTGCTTCAATACGGGCTGCAGCTTCAGCTGCTGCCGACCGGACTCGACACCGGCGTGGTCCCATGCAGCCACGGCAAGGAGGCCGGCGAACGCACGGTTCTTCGGGTCAGTCTTCGCCGCCTCGGTACCGTCCGGCTGGCGCGAGGGCCGAAGCATCGAATTCGCCAGGGTCATCAGGGCCTCGGAGCCAAAAGACGACCCGAGGTTTGTGATCATGCTCGATCCTTTGCTCGTGTCGCCGGACCAGAGCGTGTCGGTCAACAGCTTTGTGGCGCCGTAGGGCACATGGACCTGGGCCTCCTTCGGGATGCCGAGTCGGTCCTGCACGACCTTGGAGACCTCGGTGTACTGCCGTGCGGTGTCGTAGCTGATTCCGGCATCGCTGCCGAACTCCGCGGTTGCAGCGGTCGCCAGTGACGAAAGAGCCGAGTCCTGCTCGGCGACGAAGTTCGCCTGGCCGGTGTTGATGAGCCGGAGAGTGGTGCTGATCTTGGCCTTGACCGAGTCGATGAACCGGGACCGGTCTTCCGGCGCGGCGCCCTGGATGTTGAGCGAGTCGTAGAACTTGGACGCAGCGTCCTTGTTGCCGAGCACCGCGTCGGCCGACATCAGGCGCTGGTACAGGTTGCCGCCTTCGGTCTGCAGTGCCTCGAAGTTGTTCGCGGTGATGGCGTGTTCCGCCTTCTTCAGGCTGATGCGGGCGTGGTAGGTCTGCTTCGCGGCCGGGTCCGCGGACTTGCCGGCGAGGAAATCGGCGGCGCGAGCAGCGGTCTGCTGTTTTTCAAGGTTCGTGGCGAAGTCGGAGCTGTCCACCATGTCCCCAAGGACCTTGGATGCTTCGGTCGTTCCGGAAAAAGCCTCCGCCGGCTTCAGCAGCTTCTTGTTCATTTCGAACAGCGTGGCCTGCTGATCGACCGTGAGTCGCGGATCGTTGAGAACCGACTCCGGCGCCGGGATTCCGGCAGTGATCCCGTGGGCGATGCGGTGAAAGGCCGCGGACGAGAGCTGGTTCTTGACCTGGGCTTTGATCTGCGCCGGGACGGCCAGTTCATCGACCTGCGCGAACTTTTCCGCTAGTTCGGCCCCGACCGAAGCGTGGTCGCCGGGTGTGACCGACTTGAAGGCCACCGTCGCCATCGTACGAACGTTGTCGATACGAACCTGCATGCGCGCGTCGCCTTCGGCCGCAGACGCGCTGTTGATCAGGTTGTCCGTGCCGCGGATCCAGATGCTTTCAAGGACATCCTTTGTCACCGCGCGCTTGTAGATCGGATCGGCGGATACGGCGGCGAGCCGGTCGCTGGCCGCGGTCCTCGCTTTCTGGAGGCTTTCCTGCATCCAACGCATTGCGCCTCCGGAGGCGAACTCGCCGTTGGCCGAGCGCTCGGTGAACTCGTTGCGCACGCCCTCGATGGCGGCGGCGAACTCGTTCTGCGTCTGCAGGGTGTAGTCTTTCTCGAGCCGGGCCTCGTGCTCGCGCTGCAGCCGTTGCTGGCGCTCCTTCATCTGGGCAGCGAAGTCCATGCCGGCATTTCCGACAGACTGGAGACCGCGACCGGCGGCGATGACGCCGGAGAAATCACCGAACGCGCCGGACGGCGCTCCGGTCTGGGAGGGCTGCACGGTCGGAGCCTTGATGCTCCGGGTGAGAATGGTGGGGCGTTCGGCCATGTTAGGTTTTCCGGAAATTGGCGTAGCTCATCGAGGACTGTGCGGCGGCGGTGAGAAGGGTGCTGCCGGCCTGGAGATAGGCGGAGCGCTTGGCGTTGGCGCCGGCGGCGCGGGAAAAGCTGGCCTGGCGAAGGTAATTCGCTCCCTGCTGGCCAGCGTTGTAAGAGGCGACACGCCCTCCGTAGAGGACGGTCTGGATCTCGCGCTCGGAGGCAATCGACGTGTCTCCGAGCACATCCACGGCGCTGCCGGAGATGGCGAGGCCGGAGTGCGCGACAGCGGTGCGCTGGGACGCCATGGTGCGGATGCGCTGCTCACGGAGGTTTTCCGCGTCACGCTGCGCGGCCTGCTGCTCCTGAATCGCGGCGTAGCCGGCCGTGACCGCGTTGTTTTCCTGGACCTTGGCGTTGTACTCCGCCTCGGCCTTGGCGGCGCGGCCCTGCTGCATCATGCCGTAGGCGGACACGCCGGCGCCGGCGATGGAGGTGGCTAGAGCGACTGCTGGAAGGAAGGCCATGGTTACTGGTGCTGCGCCAGCTCAGGCATGAGCGAGAGCACGGTCAGCGGTCGGGACTTGGACTGGGTGATGTAGAAAGCTCCGCGGGTGTCGTGGGTGCCGTTGTAGGTGACGCGCTTGTCGCCGCTGTCCATCACGGTCGGGTTTGTGACGGTGTATCCGTCGGCCAGGCTGTCGAGGGACGGGCCGCACTTGAACCCGATGGTGTCGAGGATGCGGACGGTGATGTGGTTGATGCGCTTGATCTTTCCCTGGCCGGTGCCGGCCATGGATGGAGCTTCGATGGGAAAGGTCTTGATGATAGCGTCGAACGGATGGCCGATGATGTAGCGCGTGGTCGGCGTGATCGGCAGGGTCAGGGTGCCGCCGGTGGAGACCGCGAGGCCGTAGTGGACCGTGTCGTCGATCACCGCGTTCACCGTGCATCCCTTGAAGTCATCGAGGCCGGTGATCGAGGCCGATCCGGCACCGCCGACGACGTGGTTGTCGAGGAACTTCAGTTCCGTCAGGTCCTCGGCGCCGTCGGGACGGAACTCCGGATCGAGCACTTCAATCGTGCGGACGTTGGCGCCGTTGATGGTGCGGGAAACGACCATGAACAGGTAGTGCTTCTCGCCGTCCGGGACGCAGCAGATCGACTCCACGGCGGCATCCGGCCCGCCGATGACGAAGCGGGACCAGGCGTACACTTGCTGGTCGGGCTCGTAGGTCATGGCGGCGATCTGGCCGTCGCCGCAGCGGACGTAGATCACCGACTCGGGGAGCTGCTGGTAGGCCAGCTGCTGCCCGCCGCCGTGATCCTTCAGTATGTGCTCTGCGAATACATTCAGGTCGACGGACACCTGCGCGTCGGTGGAGTAGTCGTACGTCATCTGGCGCAGCTTGCTGCCTCCCAGCTGGAGAAACAGCAAAGCCTTGCCCAGGCGGACGGGTTTCGCGAACTGCGAACCGTGGTTGCTTTGGCTCAGCACCGAAATCGTGGTGGGCGTGAGCGCGGCGCCCTGAGTCGTGGACGCAATCTTCCATTCCTCGCCGACGGAGCCGACCACCAGCACGCCGCGGGATGCGAGCCACTGGATCTGGTTCACCGAGTCGCTGGCGATGGTGAAGTTGATGGCGCAGTCGTCGAGCACGCGCAGCTTTTCGTCCGTGGTGCCGAAGTTGAAGATGTCGTCGGTCCGGGAGAGCCAGCCGGTCTGCGGCTGTGCGGCGGTGCCGGCGAAGCAGAGACGTCCTTCGTGGAAGGACACTGCGCACGGGTAGTTTCCGGTGTACCACGCGCCGCGGTTCCAGTCGTTGGTGGTGCCATTCTGGACCGGGGTCAGGCCTTCAATGGATCGCGGGAGCGAGCGGCTGAGTTCCACACCGATCTCGCGCGTGCTGTTCGCGTTGATGGTGATCGGATGGTTAGAGTGGTTACCGGTCGGCGCGTAGTTGACGTGGATGTAGCTCGGGGCGTCGGATACGATGTACTCGATCACGCAGCCGGTCGGGATGTCCGTGCCGCTGACCGAGTCGCCGACCTTGAGTCCGGAAACATCATCCAGGCCGATGTTGTTGTCGCCGTTGGCCAGTTCGCCGTTGCGGACGATGGCAGCGCGGCCGCGGGCGTGCACGACGTACTCGCCGAGAACGAGGCGGAAAAGGCGACCGTAGTCGGTCGAGAGGTTGAAGAACGACTCGTCGCTTGAGCGCAGGCGCGCGTTGATGCTGCGCTCGCTGCGCGTGACAATGCCGGAAGGCACGGTCACCGTCTTGATGTCGCCGACGGCGATGATGCCGTACGCGCCCTGGCGGGGGATGTCGGAGACGCCGGTGACCTCCATCCAGTAGTAGGTGCCGGATCCATCGGAGAAGCGGAGGTAGTTGCCGATGTGTTCCTGCGTTACAACGCCGACAGCGGAAAACGCCACGGACACGCCGGTGCCGGTGATTGGCGAGGTATACGTGGGCGAGTTGGTGCCGGAGTCCCAGCCGTCGTACAGGCCGGGCGAGTAGACCTCCTTGGAGAGGACAAGGGAGCGGTCCTCCAGCGGCTCGACCTCGACGTGGCGGTCGCTGATCGTTGCTGTAACGATCCCGAGTACCTTTTGTCCGCGGTAGGCGTATTCGATCAGGTCGTCCACCGTGGCGCCAGCGAAGTCGTCCTCGGTGGACGTGAGCGTGACCCGGTCCGTGACTCCGTGGATTGTGAGCGACGTGTCCTGGTCGCCGATCTCCTGGTCCATGTACGGGCCGTACTCGATCTCCGGGATCTCGTAGCGCCAATCCGTTTCAGAGTAGCGCGAGAGCGTGGCGGGCGGGTGGTTCGGATGGGTGATGAAGAGAACGTCGGCCGACTGCGTGAACTGCAGCTCGTTGATTTCGCTGCTGGTGTACGGAATGGGCGTGGACGTGCCGTACACCGTGGTCACCGCGACTTCCTGCGACACCTCCTGGATGACGGTGCCTGATCCGGTACCTGCACCGGTAGCGGTGAAGACCGTTCCGGGGTTGTTGTCTGCCGCGCCGAATTCGGTGAAGTCGGTGCCGCCTCGGGACGCCTTGGCGTAGTAATTGCCGGGAACGATGTCGACGACGTTGATCGGAGCCGAAGGTCCCTCGCCAATGACATAGCAGACTGCCGTACCTGTGGCTGAGCCGGTGACTTCAAAGACGGTGCCCGGGTTGTTATCCGGCGCGCCTGCGGACGTGAGATCGCTGTCTCCAATGTCGTTGATAATTACCGACCACCCGACAAAGCCGGAGAGCGAGCCCGCTGTGATGAACCCGGGCGGTGCCTCGGTGATCAAGTGGACCACGCCGTCACCGGACCCAGGAGACGTGGCGTAGAAGAATCCGCCGAGGTTGTTGTTGGAGGCACCGAGGGCCGTGAAATCGGTCTGATTGGTCTCGGCGATGGTGTACTGCTGCCCATTCACCATTTCGGTGGCCGGCACGACGACCTCGGTCGTCATCAACGGACCGCCGCGCCGGAAGAAACGGAAGCCGCTCTCGCTGATCTCGACCGCGACCGCGTCGTTGCGGGAGAACACGAAGTCCTGCACGCGCACGACCTGATTGGCATCCTGCTCGGCGGCGCGGGCGACGTTGGCCGTGCCGAGCCGGCAGACCGCGGGACCTTGGTGCTTGGCCAGGAAGTTCTCGATGACCTCGGCGCCGGTCTTGTAGCGGTCGATGTCGCTCCGACCGAGCAGGAATCGGGACAGCTCGCCGGAGGCGAAGTTGGTCTGGAGATCGTTTACCTTGAGCATGGTCAGACGCCGCTGAGGCCGCGCAGGCGCGGGTCGATCTGGAGGCCCTCGTCGTCGTGCGCATCGAGCCAGCTGCTGCTGACGACCGGATGGTCGCGGCGCTCCACGGCGCCGTTGTGGCGAGCCATGGCGATGCGTTCGAGGTAGGCGGAAATGTAGGTGTCGCGGAGCGACTGGTTCTGGGTGACGGGGACCGCCAGCTCGGAGGCGAGCAGGTTGGCCAGGGCCTCCGCGAAGTCGTCGGGGAAGGTCGTGCCGTCATCGGCGTCCGGGTAGCTGCGCACGTAGCGCAAAAGGACCGGAGGCTCGAGAAGGACGTGGATGTGGTCGCCGATGCGCTCGTAGTCGACCGGCCGGTCCTCGATGCTGAGAGACAGGATGCGCCCGACGTTCGACGGGATCGTGAGGACGTATTCCCACGGGAACACCGGGTCGACGCCGTCGGTCGCGGCGAGGGACGCCGTGGCTTTGGAGAAGGCCCAGGTGTGGTCACGGAGCAGGTTGTTGCGCAGGGCCGGATAGCGCAGGGCGCACAGCCCGGACGTCTTCGTCCCGTCTTCGAACGAAGTGATCTCAGACTCGCCGATCTTGGCGAGTTCTGGAGTTGCAGATTTCGATGGCGGTTTGCGGCATGGAAATGAAAAACCCGGCGCCCGAGTTGGTAAGGCTCAGGGCGCCGGGTGTCGAGTACTACCTGTGTCCGGTGATCAGTTCTGCACGTAGCGGATCCAGCCCTGGATCTGCTTGGCGGTCGTCGGATCGGCGCCGCCGACGGTGGCGGTGATGATCGTGTTGCCGTTGACGCAGCGGGCGCCGGCGCCCAGCGCGTAGGTCGCGGCGAACGCCGTGTTCGCGGCGGACGCATGGGACGTGGCAGCAAGCAGGTTCGCGGCGCCGGCGGCAATCGCCGTGTCGGAATCGCCCTGAGCCAGGGCCGTGTCGGTGCCCACGGACAGCGTGACGCTGGTGCCGAGCGCCTCCGAGATGAGCTGACCGCCGAGGATGCGGGAGCCCTTCGGGAGCGTGGCGAGCTGCAGGGTGTCGCCGTTCACGGCGCCGGTCGTCAGGATCGAGAAGAACGCGATGCGTTCCTTCGCCCCGAGCGTGTCGGTGCCGCTGGTGAGTTCGTAGCCGGTGCCGGCCGCGAGAGCGCGGGCCTTGGTGACTTGGACGGAATAGAGCGTAGCCATAGTGGTTGGTCTCCTTGTTGGTTATTACTTCAGGGCGACGCTTAGGCCTCCGTGACCTGGACCCGGGCGAGGTTCTCGCCCCACATACGCGTGGTGCCCATGCCGAGCTTCACGTAGATGTAGGGGATGTTCTTCTTCCCGGGCAGGCGCCACATGTTGGCGGTGATGTCCTGGCTGATGGCCATCTTCAGCGCGCGGGGCTTGAAGACGAAGCAGCTGCGGACACCGGAGGCCAGCGGGAGGCGCTCGCAGTGGATGAACCGGAAGCCCATGAACGTAGTCACCTGGCCCTCGGCGAGGCTCTTGCGAACCGCGTAGTCGGAGTTGATGACCTCGTCGATGCCGAGCAGGTCTTCGAACTGCTTCGCGGCGATGAAGCAGTTGAGGATCTCGTCCTGCTCGATGGCCTCGAGCTTCAGCATCGTGGTGCGGACGGCCTTGAGCTTCACCAGCGTGAGGCCGGTATCGGCCGCGGTCGTGCCGGTGTAGTTCTTGGCGACGTCGATGCCCTCGGTCGCGGACTCGCGGGCGAGGTAGGTGCCGGCGACAATGCGGGTCTGCACGTCGGAGACGGAGCCGACCGTCACCTTGCCGGAGGTCGTCGAGGCGAAGTTCACCGCGGTCGCGCCGGCCTTGCCGGTGTAGGCAGGGGCGGTGAAGCCGGTGATGATGTTGTCGTCGAGCTTGCGGTTGGCCGAGGCCACCAGGGCCTGGGTGTACGCATTGGTCGGGTCGGTGGCGACACGGATCAGGTCCTTCTCGTCGATGGCCTTGCCGTTGTCCCAGTCGCCGAGGCCGATGCGCCGGCGATCATGGGAGATCTCGCTCATCGGGTTATCCCCGTAGCGAGTCGTGACCTGCTGCATGTCATCGGCGAGGCCGATGCGGTCGTAGTAGTCGAACTCCGAAGCCTGCCGGACTACTTCGACGTAGCCGCGCAGCTTGGACTGGGTCTGTTGAAACGCCTGATCAAAGCCTTCTCTTGAAGCTGTTGATGTAGGCCTTCTCGATCTGATTGCTCATAGGAGTGTCCTAGAAATGGGTTGGTGGTTCCTGACGGTTTATCGTCCGGGCTGCCCTTTCGGACCCAGGCATCGCGTTCGTCGCTCACGTCGGCGAATCTGTCGCAGATCAGGCCGAGGACGGCAAAAGCCGCTACCCCCGACAAATTCGAGTGGTAGCGGCAGCCGGACTGTCAGGCAAGTTGAATCTTACGATTCGGCGGTCTTCGGGTAGGCGGCTTCGAACAGCTCGCGACGCTGCTTGACCACGTAATCGTGGTTCGGGTGGTTGGAGTCGAACAGGGCCTTCATGTTCTCCGGGTTCCGGTTGAACTCCTGCAGCGCTGCCTGCGCGAGATCGGGCGTCGCGGTGCTGGCGGCGGTAGCGCCGGAGCCGCCGCGGGCGCGGTCGTCGCTCATCTTCTCGCCGACCTTGGCGAAGAAGCGGACAACCTCGGGGTGGGAGCCGAGGCCGGTCTCTTCGAGCATGCTGGTCAGTTCGTCGGTGCCGAACTGCCGGAGGGCGAAGCGGGCCTGGTTCACGCGCTCGTCGAACTTGGCACCGAACTCCTGCTTCAGGGCGAGTTCGTTGTCCTGGAGAGCCTTCTCGCGCGCCTTGGCCTGTGCGGTGTAGTGGCCGTGCTCCTCGGCGAGGAACTTGTTCATGATCCGCTCGGCCGCGGCCTTCGGGATGCCGGCTTCGTGCATCTCCTTGCGCCAAGCGTCAAGGCGCGTTTTGTCGAGGCGGTCCTCGGTCATGCCTTCGGGGAGCTTGTAGCTGTAATCGTCGAACTTGGCCGGGACGCCGAGCTTCGTGCGGAACGCCGCGATCTCCTCGGGCGTGCTGCGCTCGTTCGGGAGCACAATCTTGTCAGCGCCGACCAGGCGCTGCGCGTGAAGGTAATTTTTTGCGAGGAGGGGCAGTGCCTCGGCGGCGTCCTTCCCCTTGATGGATTCGAAGACCTTCTCGGAGCGAAGGTCGTCGGGGAGCGAGGCGCGCCAGTCCGTGGGAGTCTGGTTGCCAGCGCCCGGAGCCGAGTTGCCGGCTTGTCCGTCGGTCTGACCAGTGAGCAGTGTCATGTTTTTGTAGTCTGTTCTTCGATACGTTTCAGTTCCTCCTGAATGTAGTCGGGGAGCTTGTCCAAGGAGGAGTGGACTTGCTTGAAGATCGAGAGGGCGAAGTGCCGCTGCGCCTCGTTCCAGCGGAGCTGGTCCGGGTCGGAGGTGAAGCGCATCGAGGTCGCTCCGGAGGTGCGGAGGATGTGGGCGAGCACGCGCTGCCCGTGCGGGGTGCCGAAGGTTTCCTTGTAGTCGCGCGCGAGCTGCAGGCGGTCAAGGAGGGTGAACGGAGACATCACTTGGCCAGGGTGCCTTCGACGCCTCGGGCCATGCGGTCGCGGGTGCGCTTCTGCAGCCACATGAGGGCCTCCTCCATTTTCGTCAGTGCAAGCGCGTTCTCGCGGCAAGCGAACTGACCGGACTGGAAGCCACGCATCCGGTCAATCAAGACCGCGAGCAGTGCCTCGTTGGTGACTCCGTTGAAGTCGGCAGGGTGCTGGATCGGACCGTTCTGGAAGCTGATCGTGGTGTGAACCGTTACTCCGGGTGCGGTCGGAACGCTGTCGGAAATAAAGAGCGTGTAGCAGTGGCTCGCACCGCCGGACCCGGGGGCGTCGGCGGTGATCGTGATGGCTTCGTTGAGGCCGTTGACTTTGTGGTCGGTGATGGTGCGTGTCATGGTCAAAGGCGCATGCCCATCTGCTGGGCCTGGGCGAGGTCCTTGGCGGACTTGGCGGCGGCGGGCGCCACCTCGACGGCCTGCGCCATCTGCGCCTGCTGCTCGCGGGCCTGGCGGCGCTTGGCGGTCTCGGCCGGGGAATTGATGACGCGGCGAGGCACGTCGGTCAGGTCGGCCAGCTCCGCGTGTAACGCATCCTCGTTTATGGTATCGGTGATACCCGGGAGGATCGGGATCAGCTGCGTCATCTGGGCGAGGTAGCTGGTCACGCCCTGACCGCGGACGGTGCTCTGGGCCTTGGCCGCGGGGCTGATGTAGACCAGCTCGAGTTCCGCGCCGTCGAGCGACGCCGGCATCTCGGGCAAAACACCCGCCCGTGCGAGGTAGCTGTAGGACAAACGGACCATAGGTCCGAGCAGCTCGCCCTGAAGCCGGCCGACAATCGGCCCCATCATCGACAGCATCTGGTTGCGGTCGTCCATGATCTCCTGTGCCGTCTGCCGCTCCTTCTTCGTGGGGCGGACGAGCCAGTCGACATAGAATCCTCGGCGGATGGTCTCGCGGCGCTGCTCGATCATCTCGATGCCGATCTCCACGCGCGTGCCGGTCGGGATCTGCTGGATCTCCTCGGTGCCGGGGCGCTTGTAGTTCAGGGCGCCGGGGGTCTGCCGGACAGGCAGGAGGAAGCCGTCGTCCGGCACGACGAGCGCCGGATCCACGAGCTTCTGGGCCGCGACGATCATCGTCTTCGACATGGCGTTCACCATGCGGATCTCAGGAAAGACGGAGAGGGCAGGGGAGCGGCCGTACACTTCACCGGCGAGCTTGGACCAGCGCGGCACGTGGTACGGCATCCAGTCGTAGCCGCTCTCGTGCAGGGTCTCCTTCGTGTCCTTGCAGACGTACACGCTGGCGAAGGCCTTCTTTGTGCTCAACGGGCCGGACTCCGCATCGGAGCGCGGGTACACGGCGTGGATGACGGTGACCTTGTCCTCGTCCCTCATCTTCGCCAGCTTCTCCGGGAGCGAACCGAACTCCTGCCGCACCTGCCGGACGGTCCACTTGATCGCGCGGTGCACCGAGTCGACGTGGCCTTCGCTGTCCTCCAACATCCAGCAATCGGACAGCGGATACGCGCGGAAGCGCAGGCCGTTCGTCGCCGGGTCGATCCACTGGTACAAGGCCGCGGTGCCGAAGCCTCCGAGGTCGAGGTACGCCTCGTGGAGCGAGGAGTTGAACGACGCGAACGGGTTCGAGTAGTGCGCGTAGATCGTGTCCGAGACGCTTTCGAGCCAGAGCTTCGCGTCGTGGTCGAGCTGGTCGTACGGCGTGCCGGCGACGCTCAGGCTGAACCAACGGTCCACCGGCGAGGTGAGGTACGAGTGCAGGCCGGCACTCAGCTGCTCCAGTGCCCAGGGTGCGGTGCCGTCAAAGACGCGCCGGCGCGCGTCGGCCGCGCGGCTCGTGCCTCCGACGAAGTCCGCCGTGTCCGGCCGGACCAGCTCCTTCAGCTCCTGCCACAGCGTGTCCCAGCAGGAGCGCTCGCGCTCCATCGTCTGCTGGCGCTCCAGTACCGACTGGGCAAGTGGATCAGGTGCATCTTCTCATGGTCAGGTGAGCGGAGAACCAAGGATGCTGCGGCTCGTGGGGTTGCTGCTGGCGGAGCCTCCGCCGAGCACGGTGGACGCGCGCGTGCGGCGCGGCGTCATGGCGGCGAGCAGGGTGCGGGCGGACGAGGTGGCCTGCTTGGCCTGAGGCGGCGCCGGGGGCGCCGGGGGCGGAGGGGCGGACGGACCGCTGCCGCCGCCTCCGCCGAAGTGCAGCGCGGCGGGTTTCGCAATGCCCCAGAAGCGTGTGATAATGGTCCGTTGGTTCATGTCGCGCTCACTTCCGGGTAAGAGCGAACAGCCGGGCGGTCGAGTAAAATCGGACAGTCCGATTGCCTTTGAGCGTCCGCGCAAACGCGACGTACGGCTTTCGGTACGGCATGAGCCGCAGGAACTGCCGGAGCATGATCCGGTGGTCGCCGCGGATGTTCGGGTGCATCTCGGCCCACCACACCAGCCAGGCGTCCGGACGGTCCGGGTGGTGTCCGGCCATGATGAACCCGAGCGGCGTCTTCTGGATCCAGCCGTGGCAGAAGTAGTGGTCGAAGGCTGTGCTGAACAGCAGGCCGGCGTCCCTGTGTGCGCGCTCGGCGCTTTCAATGAAGTCGTACTCAGCAGGGGACGTAATCATCGGAGTTGGCGTTGGCAGGTGGCGGCAGGCCGGAGCGCGACGGATTCCGGGACCTGAGGCCCATGGCCAGGGTGCGGAAGGCGTCGGCCGGGTGGGACGCCCAGTCGTGGAGCGGCTTGTTGCGGTAGACCTTGAGCTTCTCGTCCCACTGCTTGCGGTAGGACTTCAGGGCCTCGATGCCGCGGGCGCAGCCCTTGGCGTCGAAGAAGCAGCGCGGCAGCAGCTGGCGCACGGCCTCGATGCCGTCGTCCACCTCGGCGCGGTCGAGCGCAGTAAACCGGAAGCCCAGCTCGCGCGCCGTGACGAGCCGGGTCTTGCCGGAGGTGATCTCGGTCGCGTTGATGTCGTGCGGCGCGAAGTGCGTGCCGAAGACCCAGTCGTGCAGGTCGGCCATGCGCTTCAGCTCCTTGATGTAGTAGGTCAGGCCGTCGCCGCTGCCCTCGATGTACTTGATGACCTGCGGCACGCCGCGGTTCAGCTGGAAGATCCAGATCGACATCGAGTCGTTGACGCCAAGGTCCCAGGCCGTGTGGACCTCCAGGGCCGGGTCGAACGGGACGTCCGTGATCTGTTTCCGCTCCGAGAGGCCGTTCATCTGCTTCTCGTAGTACGCGCCCTGGAGGGCCGCGTTGAAGTCGCAGTAGTACTCCTGCTTGATCAGAGCCTCGTCGACGCCCATGCGCCGGTCTTCCTCGATGACCTCGGGATCCACGGCACCTGTGGTCGTCACCGACTCGATGCTCACGTACCATTTCGGGTTGTCCTTGGCGCCAGGCTTGCCGTCCTTGCCGAAGATCAGGTCGTGGAAGTGATTCTTGCCGCGGGGCGTGCTCGGGAAGATCGCCCAGCCGCCGTTCTCCGCGAGGATTGGGCGCACCAGATCGAAGGCCTGCGGGTCCATGAGCGCGTACTCGGAGAAGATCGCGCCGACGCAGTTGATGCCGACGAGCTTGTCCGGGTCGTCGGCGCCGAGCACCTGATAGATCGACCCGTTCTTCAGGATCAGTCGCATCTCGAGATCCGACTTGCTCTCGATCAGCTCGTCCGGAAAGGCGCTGAGGAACTTCTTCCCGTTGCGGTCGATGCCGTTCCAGATGACGCGCCGGCCCTGGTTCTGGTACGGAAAGACGTGGATGTACAACCCGACGCGCAGCTGCGACGCGACGGCGGCCCAGTTGATCGCGGTGTGGTCCTTACCTTCTGCGGCGGTGGTGGCAAAGGACCGCGCGCGCGCCCCACGGTGTCCGCTGCATGTAGTCCCAGAAACCGGCCTGGTAGTGGCGCGGCTTCCAGTCGTTGGCGGGGAGGTGAATTTCGGTCATTGCGGCTTTTGCTCCTCCGTGGCCACGGTGGCCGGTCGGTCGTTGTGGATGGCCACCTTGGGCTTGTCGCTGTTGAAGGCGAAGGTCGTGACGACCACCTTCACTCCGCCGCCGTCGCCGGCCGAGTCGGTGGCTTTCGGTGTCGCCAGCACCGGCGCGAGATAGGGCAGGAGGGCCTTGTGGATGGCCACTTTCTCCTTCTCCTCGATGTTCGGGGAGTTCGCCAGCTCGATCAGCTTCTCGATGGGGTTGTAGCTGTGCTTTGCTGCGGTGGTCTCCACCAGGAGCCGGAGCTGCGCGAGGCTCTGCGGCTTGATCATCAGCTTCGCGGCCGCGGCCAAAGTGGCCTGCTCCTGGGTTTTTCCGTGCAGGTTGCCGAACTTTCGGCCGAGGACGTTGCGTTCCTCTTCGGTGATCGGCTGCCCCATCTCGACCTTTCGCCTGACGATCTCCCGCTGGGCGACAAGCAAGCGCTTTGCGTCACGGGCTTTTGCCGCCCGCTCCTGGTTCTCCTTCCGGATTTCGGTCGGAGTCTTCTTGGTCTTGGGGGTCAGGCGCTTTTCGTTCTTCTCGAAATACGCCTCGACCGGGTCCGGAGGTGGGCCCGCCTCAGGTTCTCTGTGCCATTGGCCCAATGGATCTACGGACCTTGGGCCGGGGGTCAAGGCCGGAGTCGACCAATCACTCGACCAATCACTTTATTCAGCCGCGCGGTCCGGGTGATTGGCAATTGGTTCCTCAGTGTATTATAGAAAGTGAATGTGTAGGTATTCATTTATTCACTTATTCACCGTTTCCGCGAGTGCACCCCTTCACATTCCAACCGACCGAACTATTACCAAAAGCTGAAAAAGTGAATTTTTGAATACCTACACAATTGGTTTCTATAATATACTGAGGAAGCAATTGGCGAAAAAAGACCAATCACTTACACCTTTCCGAGTGAATGGAGTGATTGGTCCCGCGGCGGCGAGATTGTAAAAAAACTGTAGGTTTCTGGAAGCCCGGAGATCCCCTAGGTCCATAAGTCCATGGTTCTGTGGTTTTTCTGGGAAACCGGACCTTTTCAACTGGGGTCGGATACATCTGCGGGTCCCCTCCCAGGTGCCCAATCCCCGGCATTTTCCCCCTCTACCCCCGGTCCAAAGATCCTCAGGCCCTTCGGACCTACGGTCCTTGGACCTTCGGATGGGCCGATGAGCACTGCGTAGGACTACGCATCACGGTTCGGTAAGCACCTGTTGATCAAGGGCGCAAGGGGAGCATAGGCACTTAGGACTCACCCTCCGCATACCTATGCGTAACCCCCAAGGCCCAAGGTCCTCAGGTCCATTGCGCCCAACCAACATGACCAGCAAGAACATGAACAACGCACCAATAGCGCCAAAAGCTGCCAATAACACCACGCGCATCATGAACCAGCACATGCAGCACAAAGGGCTAGTTGGGGTTGATGGGTGCAGATGAGCCAGAAGAGCCAAAAAGCAGCAGGTAAGGGCAACAACGCACCAAAGGCCCTTCGGGGTTTTGATCGATGATATGAACTGCTTCATCCACTCGATCCTCCGCAACAACAGCTTCTCGGCCAGCTTCCGCACGGACAGCAACCCCGAGTCCTCGGTCCTCGTGAACGTGGTCCGCGTAGTCAACGGCAAGCCAGATGCCGAAGACGAGCTGCGTGACTTCAGCTGCTCGAAAGCGTACGCGCGCAAATACTGGCGGCTGCTGGTCAGCAAAGGGCTCAAGAGAGTCAAGTGAGCCAAGAACCAAAGGCCCTTCGGGGTCTTTGTTCGTGCAATGGTCACAATCGTAAATCTGCGCCGCACTCGCAACTGCATCCGGGTCGACCGAGCCACTGTGCTTGGCAACCCGTTCGTCATCTCGCCCACACAAGACAGGGATCGTGTGTGCGATCTCTACGAAGAGCACCTGAACCAGCAGTTCCGTATTGCCGGTTCGTCGGTGAACAAGGCGATCAACGAGCTGGTCACGCGCTACGACAACGAAGGCACGCTGACTCTTGGTTGCTGGTGCGCACCCGAGCGCTGCCACGCCGAAAGCATCAGGTCGCTGATCTACGCACTCTCGCGCGGAGCAGCACAGGACGAGCAAGCCTACCTCGAAATCGAACGAGGTGAGTAACCGAACCAAAGGCCCTTCGGGGTCTTTGTTCGTTGAAATGACCGGCACGTCGCCGGTCCGTCAGTGAACCCGTTAATCCAATACGACCATGTCAACGACCACGAAGCCCACCGCCGCGCAGCTGTCCGATCTCAAGCACCTCGCGCTCAAGACCGTCACCGCGATCCGTGATTGCGAACGCATGTGCGGCCGCGTCCGCGCCAATGCCGACCAGCTCGGTCTGAACAGCACCCGCGCCGATGGCGAAGACGAACTCACCTGGCTCAGCCGCTTGGCCCAGGACGCCAACGCGCTCGAACTGCAGACGCGCCACGCCGAAACCACGGCCAAGCTCGAGGCCCAGCTGCAGGGCAAGGCGCACATCGAGCAAGGCCCGCGCACCATTGTGGGCCGGTTCCTGAACGGCCTCGCGCAGCGCGTCGGCTGATCCCTTTTGTCCGTTCAACCTCAAATCCAATACTACCATGTCCATCATCACCGGATCCTTCAACGCTGAGATCGTCGGCATCGACTTCTCGGTGTCCGCTGTCAAGCCCGCGATCTTCACGCGCCTCAAGCACCAGATCGCCGGCAAAGAGAAGCCCGAACTCATCACCCACGTCGTGCGCCTGAGCAGCCCCAAGTCCATGCGCTACGGCTTGGACGAGCTGCGCAATGCGTTCCCCTCGGAACTCGGCAGCCTGACCGACAACGAGCTGATCGAATACCTGCTGGAGAACACCAGTGAGTTCGTCGGCAAGCGCATCAACATCCGCGTCGAGCACCAGATGAAGCAGGGGATCATCGCGCGCGACGATAACAACCAGCCCTACTTCAACGTGCGGCTGGAGAGCGCCGTCAAGGACCTGAGCAAGGCCAGCGCCAAGGAAATCGCCCGCTCGATGCTCTCCGGCGCGCTCTTCTCCAAGGCGACCAAGGACGCCGTGAAGGACCTCGCGGACAAGAACGACGAAGACGAAGACCACGACGCCCCGACGTCCGCCGCGCACCCCGAGCCCGCGCACTAAGAGCCCAAGGTCCTCAGAGCCCGAGACCCGCAGCGCCCACAAGGCCTGCGGGTCTTTCTTCGTGCTATGAATACTCAACGGTTCAACCACCTGTTCAGTCTCGCCAAAAGCGCCAAGCAATCGCTCGACGCACGTGGCTTCCTTCAGCGCAACAAACTCCCCCGCGTAACGCCCGCCGAGCACGCTTGGCTGACCAAGCACCACCCGACGATGGCGCGCTTCACCCGCCTCTTCGAATACGAACCCAAAGAGTATATCGAGGATGTGAACCGCGCCGCTTCGGCCCAGCGCCCGCGCGTCACCGAAATCTGGGTCGGTGCCCGCTCCCTGTCCTGCATCCCCGGCGAATCCGCCGAGCACGAATCCGAGGGCCTCAGTGCCTCGCAGATGGAGCAGGAGGACGCGGCGGAGACCACGATGATGCAGACCATGCTGTATCACGACGCCGACTCGGGCCAAGCCATGATCGAAGACGATGAAACCGGCGAGCTGCGTCCGGTGCGCATCGGCGACATCGTGCAGATCGTGCCCTCGAAGCGCATGGTGTCCCGCCGTCGCAACTGGAAGACCGGCAAATACCGCAAAGGCACATGGCTCGATAAGTCCACGTTCGATGACATGAACGTCGAAGGCCTGACCGACGATCTCGACCAGCTCTTCCTCGAAGAGGGCGACGATCCCCGCCATCAGGAGGACATGAGCGCCTACGGCAGCGACCACCGTTGGTCGGATCGGTTCGCTGCCAACTCGGAACTCGACCAAAAGTTCCACGAGGGCGGAGTCATGGCAAATACGGCCATGGAAGACACGCGCTGGCAGCCCGATGATCTCACGGTGCGTCGCTTGGCCCAAAACCTCGCGGCGAAGATCATCGAGCGCCGGCCCGAGTGGGCCAATCAGCTCCTGTCCCTCACCGACGAAGCCGAAGAGCGCCTGCGGGCCATGGGCCGAGACGTTCGCTTCAGCGAAGACGGCGTGCTCATCGAAGGCTACTTCATGGGCAAGCAGGAATACTACGGCACGCTCGACGCGAACAAGCACGCGCTCGACCGGGCCCTCAGCCGGAAGATCGTTGTCGAGAAGAAATTCGCCGGCGATGAGCGCCCGCGCCGGTTCGCGCGCGCCAAGGACATTCCGCAGGCCGTCGACTGGGACAAGGTCCGCGATCACCCGGACCACATCGCCGAAATCCGCCGGCGCAAGCTCGAGGCCGAGCGCAACCGCATGAAGGCGCAGCTTGTCATCCGATGATCGCCATCATCGACACCACAGGTCGCGTGCTGTTCGAAGCCTCTTCGGAGGCCGAGGCCGCGACCTTCCTCCGCCAGCACCCGGGCACGATGCTCGATTGATCCTCGGGACCCGTGGGCCGAAAGGCCTGCGGGTCCTTCAGCGCGGCACAAAGGGCTGTGACTACACCGAACCATGATCATTCACCCGAACAAGGAAGCAGCCGAAAAAGCGCGTAGCGCATACCTGAACGCAATAGGGGAACTCTCCGAAATCACCGGCACCTGGGACGAAGTACACGACGGCGACGGAATCATCCTGACAAAGACTCGGTATTACGACGAGAACGGCCGTATATTGGAATACTGGGAATGACCGCGAACCCCGCCTTCGTCCCGACCCAACGCCTTGTCATCACGAAGCTCATTGATCCGGACAGTGCCCGCGAAGCGTGGCACGTATCGGCAATAGCGGACCAGGGCTTCATGGTAGCGGCCCAAGGTCCTTCGCTCCTTTGGTGTTTCCTGCACCTTGCTCCGCACATCGCGGACCTCAGGTCCGAATTTACCCTCAACGGAAAGAACTGAACCATGAGCCTGATCAACATCCTCCACCCGGACCTCATCACTCCGGACAACATCAAGCAACTGCCGCCGAACCAAGTGTTCGTCTTCGGTTCCAATCTGCGGGGCGTGCACGGCAACGGTGCGGCTCTGATTGCCTGGCAAAAATTCGGTGCGGTCCCGGGCTGCGGCTTCGGTCACTTCGGACATAGCTACGCGATCCCGACGAAAGACATGCACATCGAGACGATCCCGCTGCACGTCATCTCCATCTACGTCGAAATCTTCAAGGACTACGCCCGCAAGCACCCCGAGCTTCAGTTCATGGTCACCGCCATCGGCTGCGGCCTTGCCGGCTACAAGCCCGAGGACATCGCACCGATGTTCAAAGGCAGCCCCGGCAACGTGGCTCTGCCACTCTCGTTCTGGGAGGTGCTGCTGTGAGCCGCGCGATCTTCTGTATTGCCCTGGTTTTCTGGGCTCCGCTCATGGTCATCGGGATGCTGAGTCTCTTCGTTTTCGTAGGCCTGGCGTTCGGATGGGCCATAGCAAATAACGCTCTTGAGAAAATGGCCGACAAAATCAGCCCCAAATAATTTACACCTTATGTTCACGCTCCTCCGTCATCTCTTCTCTCGCCGGCCCAAGGCCCAAGAGCCCAAGGTCCGGGACTCCGAACTCGCCGATGTCTCCGGGACCCCGGCCCCTGGGCCCAAGGTCCGGAAGCTGCGCCCGCTCACGCCCGAGGCCCTTCGGTCCTTGGCCCAGCGCAGCGTCAAAAACGTCCCGCTCACGGGCCTTGAGATCATGGCCACACGGACCAAGTCGCGCGTGGTTCCGACTCGCCGACGCTACCTGATGTGGCTGCGCAAGCAGCAGGAGCCGGCGCACGTGGGCAAGAAACAACTGGCCCGGCAGGGCCTCTAACCAATCTGGCTGCCGGGCCCGTATCGCCAAGCAGGGTTAAATACGTCGGGGCCTCTTTTGCGAGAGCCGATGTACCCGGCAGTCTTAAATGGAAATCCTCCTCCTCTCGTTCCTCCTCGCCACCGGAAAGTTCATCCTGATCTGCCGGTTCCTGCCTCTCAAGAAGGTCCTCTGGTTCGACAAGTGGATCGACCTCTTTTTCACGATTGTCCTGCCGATTGCGTTCTACGGAACCTTCAGCGGCATGGTCACCGCGGTATTCAGCGGATTGATACTTTCGGCCTACCTCCTCGTAGCCAAGTGGTGCGTGGGCTCTGAACCTCCAAGTTGGCTCAAGAAAAAGGAATAGTCATGTGCCTCCGCCTTCGCCACGGAAAATCCCGCCTCCGGCCTTGGAACAAGAGCCGATCAGCCCGAAGTGATTTTTGGGTCTCTGCTCGCTGACTAGAAGCAGTAGTCGACCCAGGACCAAAGAACCAAAGACCCACGCATAGATGAAAGCCAGCACCTTGATTCTGGAGTTCGCCACCACGGCGGCGCTGGCCGGTGTCATGCCGGTCGCGCCTGCTGTGTGTGGTGGGTTCCTTCTCACCCATGTCATCTCTCAAGCGCATCGCCGCCAAAATAGTGGTGGCGGTCATTACACGGGCGGCCATCGCCGCCCTCTCGTCTCTCCTAGCAAGCCGGCAAAAACGTCGGCCCTAGGTTGCAACCAAGGAAACAAAGAACCATGAACAACAAGTTCATCAAGGCCATCGCCGGTTCGGCCGATGGCATCAAGCTGAAGCGCGCCGAGAATACCGCCAACGCGGCCAAACTCGCGCAGCAGACCCTGATCAACGAGAAGAGCAAGCTCGTGCAGGGCGTCGAGGCGCAGCTCACCGCCGCCCTCGACATCGGTCCGGAGACCACGGATTCCCTCCGTCCGGTCAACCGGAACTTCAACCCCGAGGTGTGGGTGAACGAGGTCCAGGCCTACAAGGAGCAGCTCCACAAGGCCAAGATCAACCTCACCATCGCCGTCGAGACCTACGCGGAGTGGTTCGGCGACCTGCCGGCCGAGACCGCTGCGGTCGCTGCGGCCGCGCAGGGCTAAGGTCCAAAGATCCAACGATCCAAAGATCCAAGCACCATGATCGAAGTCACCCTCCGCTTCGGACTCACGAAGTCCCTCACGGTCGACGTCCAGCCCGGCACGACGATCCGTCAGTTGCTCAGCAACGCCGGGCACAAGGCCGTCCTCGGCTACCCGGAGAACGTCTCCGCGGTCGTCGACGGCCAGACCCTCTCGCCGGATGATGCCGTCAGCGACGGCGACGTCATCGTCCTCGAGAAGCAGGCCGCCGCGAAGGCGGCCTAAGCCACAGAGACGCTAAGTGCTCTGATTAACCTCCCGCGCCTGACTGTAAGGCGCGGGAGCAATTTTCCCATCCGCATGAATCAAACCGAAGTCATCCTGAAAGGCGGTCGTTTCTATCGCCGCAACATAACCGAGACGGACCTGGGCAGCCAGGAGGCACTTCTCGCGAATCTGGTTTCCTCCACGCCGCAAGTCATCAAAGGTGTCGGCTCGTTCAACATGAAGCGGGTGGATGTCGTGAGCGCCAACACGACTATCTCGGTCGTCACCGAGATCGAAGCCCTTCCGTTCGATTGCTGGTGGGGCATCCAGGACTCCACCACCATCTTGCCTATGTTCCACAACCCGGGAGGCAACACGCACTTCAAGGCCAAGGCGTCATGGGACATTGCGAAGCACACCGGCGGCACGGGGCTCATGGTCGTTTCGTTCGAAGCGAACTCTCGACGAGTGCGCTACGTCTACGTCTACATCTACAAGAACGGCAACGTCTACGTTCCGCCCTACCCGAATCTCTACGAAGACGGCCGTGTGTGCATGGGCGACGCTTACGGCGCCATTGCCAGCAACGAAGTCGGCAAGGACCTGATGACCCAGCTGTCTTCGGCCTACGAATCGTTCTACAGCTCGGCGCAGAATGGCGACCTGCTGCGCCCGGGCTATGACCGACTATTTGCCCGCGACGAAAAAGGCGACTGGAAGAAAGACCGGGCGCCTTTCGACTGCATGACCATGGCAAGCCCGGCGTTTCTCGTCGGCTACCAACGATGAGCGAGACTTCCCCCAAAATCCCGCCGTCGCGCCTGGAAGCGGGCATCCTCAAAAACGACTACGTCAGCGACGGCCTCGCCGGCCATCTGCAAGTCGTGGCCATGGTCCTTCGCGGCGAAATCGGCACGCCGGATCAACGCAACGCGATCAGGCGGATCATTTCCCAAGTGTCCCCGCCGTCCCTCGGCATGAGCAACGGCATCATGAACAAGTTCATGACCAAACTCGACCAACCCCTCCAGCCCACGCAGCTCCTCTGATCAATGAAACATCCCGTAATCATCGGTGCCGGCGGCGTCGCCAGCTACCTCCTCCCGGTGCTTCTCAAGACCTTCCGTCCGCAGAAGCTGACCATCATCGACAAAGACATCCTCGAAGAGCGGAACCTGGACCGGCAGATGTTCAAACACACCGACATCGGCGCGCCCAAAGCAGTCGCCCTGGCCGACATGAACATGCAGCCCGGGACGCTCATCGCCACTATCAACGACTGGTTCTCCGACTCCACGAAGCTCCCGGACGACATCGACGCGATCATCTGCTGCGCCGACAACCACGAGGCCCGGATGTCCGCGATGAACCGCGCGCTCGATCTCGACATCAACGCCTACGTCGGCGGCAACGAGTATCTCGACTCGCAAGCCTTCGTGTTCAACCGACGCATCGCCGAGTCTCCGCGCTCGCCGCTCCGCCGCTACCCGAACATCGCCACCGACAAGACCGGCTCGCCGTTCCGGTGCACCGGCGAGGCCCAGGAGGCTTCGCCGCAGCTCGCCGTGGCGAACATCAACTGCGCCGCGAAGCTCCTGCACCTGATCTGGGTCTACGAGCGCTGGGTGCGTGAAAACGCGAACCAGCTTACGCCGAGTTCCTTCGACCACCTCCCCGTGGAGTTCTTCAGCTCCCTCACCGACAACGAAGCCATCTAAACCATGCCTGCCACAATTCCTCCCCGTCCGCCGTACGATAACCATTCGAACTACGGCGCTTTCATCAAAACCGTGTCGAACATGCGGCCCTGGACGGGCATCAATTTCAATGCCACCAAGCAAATCATCAGGCGAGCCGAGAACATGAAGACGTTCTGGGGCATGCACCGACCGAACATCAGCGGCGATACGCTCTGCAGCATGCTCTCGAGCAGGACCCACGGATACAGCGACCAAAGCCACTGCGTTTACCGCGACAACATCCTGCTGCGCCCGCCGTCCGGAGTTCCCGCTCCGCCGATCAGGGCGATTTTGACCGGAATGGACAAGAAGGCCAAACTCGAATCCAAAATGCTGCAGCAATTCGCGACCGTCTGGCTCGGACGCGAACACAAAGCTGCTATCGAATCCGGCACCATCGAGGAAATCCTGGCTCTCGCAATGGAGACCGAATTCTCGCAGGACGATCTCATCGACATGTTCGAATGGGCGGTCTGCCGATACAACAACTTGGACTATCGTCGCGGCCGCATCATCCCGGAGCGCTCCAAAGAAGATCAGGAACGCGAAATCAAATTCATGGTCTCGCGCGCCGACGGCGAGCACAGCTTCCTCCACATCAACGACTGGAACGACTTCATGAAAAAGAAGGAGGAGATCGCAAAGACGGCGACTACTCCCGTTCAGGAACCGGCCAAAGAGCCGGTTAAAAAAAACGAGCAACCCGAACTAAGCGCCCCCGTCGAACCGTCGATGGATAAGAAGATCGAACGGATCCTGGAAGCTCTGCGTGAAAGCGAGCGGACTTTCCCCGGCTTACAGGCAGTGCCTACCAGCTACAACATCACAAGCTCATGATTCAGGAAAAAGAACCCGAACTCATCTTCCACGCCGATAATTTCTACCGACGCGTGGAGAACGATCTCTACTCCGGCTGGGAAAAAGATCCCAAGCTCACCATCGCCAAGAAGAAGCCGGCGTTCAAATGGAAGGGATCTAAGATCCCATTCGCACTCTGGTCCCAAGTCGTGGCGTTCATGCGCTGGACGCAGAAGCAATTCAAGTCCGAGGCGCACGTCACGTTCTTCTACAAACCGGCCACACGCGAATGGGCCGTATGGCCCTTCCCGCAGGAAGGCATCGGCATGACGGTCCGGCTTCTGCCCGACCATCCGCTCTACAAGGAAGACCGGAAGCGCTTTGGCGCCGGCTGGATTCAGGCCGGCAGCCTGCATCACCACTGCAATATGGGTGCTTTCGCGTCGGGCGTCGACAACGACGACGAAAGCAACCGGGACGGCGTTCACTTCACGCTTGGCAAAATGGAGGAAGCGCAGCTCGACATCCACGTCCGGATGGTTTTCGACGGCATCACCTACGAAACGCACCCGCTCGACTGGATCGACACCGCGGAATTCCTTGCGAACGTTCCGCAATACCTTCGGTATTGGATGCAGGTCGAGTCGATCCGCAGTATCAACGAAACCAACTTCCCCGAAGAGTGGAAGTCGCGCGTAATCGAACGAAAGGCGGTGACACATCACTATGCGGGTTTTCACCAGCCCTCCGAGTGGGAACTGGCTCTCGCAAACGCGGAAAGCGTGGGCGGGGCAAGTCCGGGCGCGGAGGGCGAAAAAACAACCGCGGCAGGCACTACGATTCTGACCCGGGGTTCGGCTGGGGAGAATGTTGACGCCAGCAAGGTCACGTGGCCCGAGCGCGCCCGCCAGAAGCTCTATCTTCTGGCTTCGGAAATGAAGCTGACGATCCCGGAATTCCGGGCACTTGTTTGCACGCCCGTAACCTCGTCATGGAGCGCGCAGCAGATCCGCCAGCTGAACGAAATCAAAGAAAGGCTCCGGGCCATCGGCATCACCATGCTCTACGCCGACACTTTGCTTACGTCCCGTTCATCTCCTCACGCCGACGGCTACTGATCCCAAGGTCCTGAGGACCTTCGAGACTTGGTTGCTAGTTGGTCATAGCAGACCCAAACAAGACTTCGGGCTTGGCCCAAATAAGTCCCAGATAAGTTTCACTAGACCGACGAAAGTGGCTGCGACCCTTTTCGAAGACGCTCGCTTAAGTCCCCTGCAACCGAGTCACCAAGGTCCTTAGGACCAAAGCATCATGCAGCAAGATCACGTTCAACTCCCGCTCTTCCAGACCAACTCAGTATGGGTACCGCCATCACACCTTCCCGACCTCTCCGCCAGAACGTGAAATCGCGGTCGACACAGAAAACAAAGACCCGAACCTCAAGTCCAAAGGACCGGGCCACATTCGAGGCGACGGTCGAGTCGTTGGGATCGGCATTTGCACTGACACAGGATTTTCTGGCTATTTCCCAGTGGCCCATGCGGGTGGCGGAAATCTCGATTTCGGGATCATCCAAGCCTGGCTTCAGCGAACCCTGTCGGTACCGGATCGTGATTATGTGTTCGCTAGCGCCCAATACGACCTCGGATGGCTCCGTACAATCGGTGTGGAAGTCGGCGGCCGCATCAACGATATCTGCATTGCAGACACTCTGCTCGATCAAGAACATCCCGATGGCTATTCCCTGGAAGCTCTCGGCCAACGCTGGCTCGGTGTCGGCAAAGACGAAGCAAAGCTGCGCGAAGCGGCCCAAAACTGGGGCGTAGATCCCAAAGCCGAGCTTTGGAAGCTCCCGGCGAATCTGGCCGGCCAATACGCCGAAACCGACCCGATTCGTACACTGGCAATCTGGCAGCGCCAGAAACCGAAACTAAAAGAGGAAGGCCTGTGGGATACCTACCTCGTCGAACGTGAACTGACACCCATCCTCTTCGAGATGTTCTGGCGTGGCATCCGGGTGGATGTCCGCTTCGCCGAAGAACTGAACGCCCGTTGGCTCATCGAAGAACAAGCCCTGATGAGGCAACTGGGCGGACTTGACATCTGGTCAGCCGCGGAAATCGGCAAGCTCTGCGACAAAGAAGGAATCAGCTACCCGCGCACCAAGCCAACAAAGAACTTCCCGCGGGGACAGCCCTCCATCACCAAGGCGTTCATGGAAGCATCGAAGCACCCTGTGCTTCAGGCGGTCCAAAAGGTCCGTGCGATCAACCGGGTCAGGAGCACATACCTCGAACAAAACCTGATCCACAACGTCCACCGCGACGGCCGTATCCACCCTCGCTACATCCAAATGGCGACGGACGAAGGCGGTACCCGTACCTTTCGGCTCTCCTGCGTCGATCCCAACGCGCAGCAGTTCCCGAAACGCTCCACGCTTTTTGATGCCAAGACCCTGAGGAAATGCCTCATTCCCGAGGACGGCTGCATGTGGGACAAGAAGGACTACTGGTCCCAAGAGCCTGTGATCCAAAATCACTACGCGCTCCTGCAGAACCTGCCGGGAGCGGAAGAAGTGCGGCAGCAATTTCTAGCGGGCGTTAAACTCGCCAACTACGTCGAGAAGGGCACCAACGGACGGCTCAACTACGACCAGGCCAAACAGGTGATTATTGCTCGCACCTACAATCAGCAGGCCCGCGGCATGTCGGAAACCACCGGTATGTCGTACGATGAGTGCGTGGACCTGCAGTGCGGCTTCGACGAGCTGGTTCCGTACGTCAAGATCCTGAGCGACTCGCTCACGTCCAAAGCCGAGACCCGCGGCTGGGTCCGGTTGCTTCTCGGCCACAAGGCCTACTTCCACCTCTACGAAGTCCCCAAACGTCTGCGCACCGGCAAAGATGACGAATACCCTGCACTTCCATTTGAAGAGGCGAAATCTCGCTGGCCTGATGTGCCACTCCAGCGCGCAGGTACCTACAAGGCCTTTAATCGGCTGTGCCAAGGTGGAGCTGCCGGACAAACCAAAAAGGCCCTGGTCGAAATCAAAAAAGCCATCGGCCTGCCCCAAATGACGGTGCACGACGAAATCAGCAAATCCACCCAGGCGGAAAAAGAGTCGAAGATCATGGCCGAGATCATGGTCAACTGCATCCCGCTGCGCTCGCCGGTCCGGGTCGACACCGACATCGGCAAGACCTGGTGCTGACATGCCTTCCCGAGACGAAATCGACCACGTCCTGATCAAGCGTCACGGCGTAACTTCCGAACAGCTCGGCCTTGACGACGAAATGATCGTCGCGGGTTGGGCAGGGTTCCAAAGCGCCGAAGATTTCGTCGACGTACTGGAGCAAGAATACATGATCGACACCCTCACCAATGGCCCAGCTCCCCGAAGCTAAGTTCACCTCGTGGTTCACCAGGTCCCTGCCGCATGACTGGCACAGCCAGCGCATCGAGACAACCACTGGTCGCGGCGTGCCAGACATGAATCTCTGCTCGAGAAGAACTCGGCGAAGCATGGATTGAGTTCAAGGCCGGCGGGAAGCATCCGGTCCTGAGGCCGGAACAGTTCGCGTGGATGATGCGCCGTAGCATGTACGGCGGACGGTGCTTTGTTTTGTGGCGCAGCAACGGGATGCCTTGGCACCTGTGGCGTGTCACGCCTGCTCTTGTAACAGTCCCAGGTCCAAAGGGCCTTGGGATCACGTCACCCAGTCTCTGTTCGGGTTACACGATAGAGACTCTCACCAAAGCACTCGTACACCATGCCCACTGACCAGATCCCGGGCCTGGACGACCCGCAGCTTCCGCTGCCGGGGGTGTCCAGCCAGCAGGAAGATCTCCTGTCTTCCATTACCCGCGCCGCCGCGCGGCTCGTCGAACTGAACGCATTGAAAGCCGAGCAGGAAAAGGCTCTCGAAAAGACCGAAACGGAGATCAAAAACCTCTCCGAACGCGCTCTCCCGATTATGATGACCAGCGTCGGGCTCGAAAGCCTGAACATGCGCGACGGCCACAAGATCAAGATCAAGCCGGAATACTTCGCCAACATCTCAAAGGACCGCGCCAAACAGGCCTTCGAGTGGCTGCGACAAAACAACAGCGGCTCGATCATCAAGGAGGAGATCACGGTGCCGGTTGCTTTGAAGGAGACGCTGATGGCGGCGGAAATTCCGTTCGAATCGAACGAATCCGTCCACTCCTCCACCCTCAGGGCCTTCGTCAAGGAACGCATCGAGGCCAACGACTCTTCTTTCCCGCGTGAACTCTTCGGAGTCCACGTCTCGGAAAAGGCCGTGGTGAATTAACTCACCCGGACTGCAACACCAACAAGAACCAGAGAACCAGAGAACCCATGCACATCGAAGTGAAATGCAGCGGCGAGGTCATCTACTTGCAAAAGTTCGATGACAGCAAAACGCTGAACGCCACTATCGCTCACCTGATGGAGCAGCCGAAAGGCGGCTCCTATTCGGTGACTGTCACCAACAACGGCCATCCGCTGCCGATGAACCTTGCGTCCATCGACATGCGCGCCTTGGTCGCTGTTGCCAATGGCCCGACTCCGCGCAAGCGGACGACGGCTGAAACCCCGGCCAGCTAACATGGCCGGCTTCGACTACGCTGCCGCGGCGGGCGTCGGCACGGATACCATCGACCGTTCGGTCCTTGGCCCTCCGTTCATCAACATCATCCAGAAGGGCTCCCCGGAGTTCGACGAGACGCACCAGAAATACGCTGAGAAGCGCATCGACGGCTGCCGTCCCGGCCAACTCCTGCTGGAATCCGAGCACGTCATTCTTCCGCAACCGCTGAAGGTCGTGCCCCTGGCGCAGTTCCCCCACTATGTGGAGTGGAAACCCAACAAGGCCGGCTTCGCCGGCACTCATCTCCCGGACATCGTCACCGATCCGCGCTACCGCAAGGGCCAACCCGGAACGAACAACGAGCACCGCGAATACCTCGGCCAGAACGAGATCGTCTTCACGATCCTGTTCGCCGTGATGTTCCAGCACAAGGGAGAGTGGAAGAACGGCCTGATCGCGTTCCAAAGCACGCAGCTCAAGAAAGCGCGTGCCTGGTCCAAGACGCTGATCAAGCTCACGGTCCCCGGCCTGCCGGAAAGCGTGACTCCGCCGATTTTTGCGGCGAGCTACGAACTCTCGACCGGTCCGGAATCCACCAGCAAGGGCGGGTTTTTCGGCTGGATCATCGGCCCTCCTCGGGTGTTCGACCCGGTTGCCGATCAAGCCACCTTGGAGCAAGCCTTCTCGCTCTCGAAGAAGGCACAGCTCGAACTGCCGAAACCGCGCGCCGCGCAAGCTGCCTTGCCGGCTGCCAGCGAAGCAGACGAAGGCGCTCCATACTGAGGACTCGCCGGAGCGCACGATACCAGCCCAAGAAAAACCAGCCAGCTCCGGAGAACAACCTCGGCCCCGCGGACAGAATCCGCGGGGCCTCTCTTTTTTCCATGAATAAAAACACCAAGCGTCGCACGAAAGTACTTCGTCGGCACATCAAGAGCGAAATGGGCAAAACCGGCGTGTCTTTCCAAACCGCCCGCACTGCCCTGATTTCAAGCAACTCATCCCGGGTCGAAGACGACCGGCCGGGACATCGCGGCGGCACTACCAGCTACCGCTACGCAGGGGTCTAAACACCCCCGGACTTTACCCGTGCCGGGCCCGATGCGTGGGCGTGCATGAGGACTTCTAGCCTCAAAATGCGAGGGTTCGACTCCCTTCGGGTCCACCACGGCACACTTCAAGAGCCGAGCGCCGAAAACAGGCGGCGTGCCACAACGGCGTCGCGCGAGCGATTCGGCTCTTGTTTTACTCGACACCAACCTGACAACCCAATCCTCTACCGCGCTCCATGAGAATCTGACGCCGAACTGATGATGGAGCTGTTCCGCGGCTCCGATGTGGCGCACGGCCGCACCGAGATGACCAACAAAGTCAGCTCGAAAGGAAAGCACGAAGCAAAGTGCTGGGCGGAAAAACGCGGTGTCACGATCAAGGACTGGGAGCAGCATCTCGCCGGTGTAGTCGGAATCGGGATACCTCCGCTTGATTCGAACAACCAGACCCGTTGGGGAGCCATCGACGTCGACATCTACTCGGGCCTTTCCATCGAAGAACTGAACCAAAAGATCCAAAGGGCCAAATTGCCCCTGGTCGTTTGCCGCAGCAAATCCGGAGGTCCGCACATTTTTCTCTTCCTTGTCGAGCCCGTGGAAGCCGCACTGATGATCGAGAAGCTCGATTCCATCGCCGGCTATCTCGGCTTCGGCAAGAGCGAGATCTTCCCCAAGCAGGTCGCCGTCGGCGACAAGGAATTCGGAGCTTGGCTCAACATGCCGTATTTCGGCGGGACCGCGTACCTGCGCTACGCTCTCGACGAAAACAACAAGGCACTGCCGACCATCGCCGACTTCATCGGATACGCCCAGGCCCGCAGGCTCACGGTCCAGCAATTCAAGGACCTCAGAACCCCGGAACCCGAGCCTATCTTCGCCGACGGCCCGCCTTGCCTGAACCAGCTCTTTGCGGAAGGCGCCAGCGGCAACCGGAACATCCTGCTCTCGAACGCCGCCGTTTACGCCAAGAAAGCCTTCCCGGACGCATGGAAGGCAAAACTCGACGACTTCAATCGCAGGTTCGCCGAGCCGCTTGGGTCGGACGAAGTCGAAACGATCAAGCGCTCGTATGAGAAAAAAGACTACCGCTACCAGTGCTCGAAAGAGCCGCTGTGCAACTACTGCGACGCCAGTCGCTGCCGGAAAACCAAGTTCGGTGTCGGTAACGGCGGTGCCGTACCGTCCATGCGCAGTCTCACCAAGCTCTGTACCGAACCTCCTATCTTCTTCCTCGATGTCATCGGGCCCGACGAAAAAGCCCACCGCGTCAGCTTCTCCAGCGAGCAGCTCCAGTCGCCGACTCTCTTTCAGCGTCGTTGCATGGAAACAGTAGGCCTCGTTCCGCCGATCATGAAGCGGCCCGAGTGGGAAGACGTGCTCCGCGAGCTGTACAAGCACATCTTCGTGGTCGAGATACCGGCCGAGCTTACGCCCACCGGCCAGTTCATCGAACTGCTCCGCGAGTTTCTGACGACCCGCGGAACATCGACCGACCTGAACGATGTCGCCCGCGGCCTGCCGTACAAAGACGAGCAGGAGAAGTGCTACCTGTTCCAGATGCGTGCGCTGACGAATTACCTCGGACAGCAGCGCTTCACGAGCCTCAAGCCCAACGAAATCGCCAGCGTCATCACGGACCGGTTGGGCGGGACCCGGGTCTTCAAGAATCTCCCGAACGGGTCCGGATGCCGCTGCATCCGGTTGCCGTTTGAGAAAGAGCCGGAGAAGCCGGCGGAAATACCGGCGGCAAAATTCGACACCCACTACTGATGAACATCACCGACACCGATCACTACAAGGCACTGACCCCGATCATGAAAGACCGGGTCCACCGCAGGCTCATGATTCTCGAAGCAATCGAGATGGAGGCGAAACAGGAGCGCATCGACCTCCGGGCCGTCGAGACTCTCGTTGCGGAGATGGCAGAAGATGATCCGCGGCGTGACGAACTGGAAAAGCAGATCGAGGAACACGGCTACAACTACTCCATGCTGGAAGATGCACACTGCGATCTGCAGCAGTCCCTGCCGGTTGCGATCTGCAACATGATCCGCGACATTCCGGGGGTGGATTCCGACCTCGGGGTGCGCCCATGAGCGACCAAAAAGTCTACGGCTCACGCCAAGAGGCGCTGGCCGCGATGAGGAAGTTCAAGGAAGCCACCGAGGAAATCGCGAAGATTCTGGGTGTCAGCACTTACACAACCACAGCCGATGATGCTGAAGAATATGTCGGTATCATATATCACGAGGCTTATTACCGAAATACCGCCGGACTCACACAATACGTCATCAAACCCAGCCACCTTACCGACATATTCAAAAACGGAAACGGCGAGCAGCAGGTGGAACTGAGCCCAATCGCGATGATAACCGAAGAGCCGAGCGCGCCTCTTCCACCGCCTCGTAACGGCGAACCAATTTGATGATCCGCCCTGAAGCACTGACCCGCATCTCCGGTCCGCCGGGAACGGGCAAATCCACCGCTCTCCTCAATGTTGTCGACTCGCTGCTTTCATCCGGGGTGGCACCGGATGAAATTATCTACACGACCTTCACTCGTGCCGGAGCGTACGAAGCCCGTGACCGCGCCTGCGCCCGCTTCAGGCTTTCTCCCGAGTCGCTGCCGTATTTCCGGACGCTTCACAGTCTCTGCCACGGGCTCCTGCCGAGCCGGCAGGTCATGCAAATCAAGGACTGGGGCGTCATCGCGCGCACCCTCGGCGTGTACTTCTCGGTCCGCGTCCAGCCGGACGACGCCCAAATCCCGCACGGCTACACGCGGGGCGACTCGCTCCTGACCCTGTGGTCCCTGATGCGTGTATGTCGCAAGACCATGCAGCAAGTCCTGCTGGAACAGGAAACCTGGATCAAAGGCGACCGGCCGGTGGAAGAAGCGGAGCTGCGACACTTCATCGAGAGCGTCACCAACTACAAGCGCGAGTACGGGAAGATCGACTTCACCGACATGCTGGAAGACTGGCTTCGCGACGGCGCGGATCTGAAATGCGACTACCTGATCGTCGACGAAGCCCAGGACCTGAGCCCGTTGCAATGGGAGATCGTGGCAAAGCTCGGCCGTCACGCCAAGAAAGCGTGGATCGCCGGCGATGACGACCAGTGCATCCACGCCTGGAACGGAGCTTCGACCAGGCACTTCATCGAACTGCTGGCATCGGAAGACATCGTGCTCCCGCAGAGCTACCGCATCCCCGCCACGGTACACGCCAAAGCCCATGAGATCGTTAATCGTATCTCCCACCGGGTTCAGAAGACGTACCGCCCGCGCGACGAACCCGGAACAGTTACCGAAATCGACGACCTGCACAAACTCGACCTGTCCACCGGGTCCTGGTTTCTGCTCGCCCGCAATTCAGCCCACCTCCCCGACTACGTTCAGCTCTGCAAAGACCGCGGAGTGGCCTTTCGCCACATCCTCAAGACTGCCGACGAATCAAAGTTCCGCGCCGCCGCCCTCGACTGGTGCGCCCTGACTGCGGGCAAAAGCATCAACCGTGGCGCCGCCGAAGTGCTGATCAGCATGATCAGCAAACAGAACATCATGTGGGGCGCAAAAGCGGAGTTTTCTCGACTTGATGCGAAGTACACCGAAATCACGCACGCGCTCCTGAAGGAGATGTTCGGATTGAAGCCAGGTCCCGAGGTCCATTGGTCCAAGGCCCTTGATCTCATTCCCGAAGACATCGCGCTTTCGATGAAGAAAGCGGAGGAGGTCGAGGGACTCACTGCCCAGCCACGCATCCTGATCTCGACCATCCACGGCGTGAAGGGCATGGAGGCCGACCACGTCGTGATCCGGAACGACATGCAGATGCCGACGTTCGTCGGGTTCCAGCGTCGGCCGGACGACGAACACCGCGCCTTCTACGTCGCCGTCACGAGGGCGAAGAAGAGCCTTTGGATTATTCGGTCGTGGAACGACCGGACTTACCCGCTGTGAGTGCGGCCAAGTAAACACATCCGCCGGCTACACCGACAGCAACAACCGACTCCATGTACCAGCGCTGCTTCACGAAAAGGGAATAAGCCATGACCAACGCGACAATCGAAAGCCCGAACAGTGCAACTACAGCCAGTGTTCTCATGGAGCCGCTGACTAAGACCCGATCTTACAAACATCAAGCCGAGATCATCGAACAGACGAAGGACAAGCGATACTTCGGCTACCTGATGGAGCAAGGCACCGGCAAGACGCACGTCACCATCGCGGTGATGACACACCTCTTTCGTACCGGAAAGATCGACGGCGTCCTGATCCTGGCACCGAACGGCGTGCACGACAACTGGACCAAGATCGAGATTCCGTTGCACTGCGCGCTGGACGAAGGCGACTACCTGACGGCGACGTGGCACGGCAGCGACGGCGTGCGCAAGCGCGCCTACTGGGAATACGTCGCCATGCTCGACCCAAAAGAAAAACCGCTGGTGATCCTGAGCGCCAACATCGAAGCGACCAGGACCGATGCGTTCATGTCGTCGATCAGGCCCTTCATGAACTTGCGCCGGTTCCTGCTCGTAGTCGACGAAAGCACGGTCATCAAGAACCCGAAAGCCGACCAGACGAAGGCGACGATGAAGATCGCCAAGAACGCGGCCTACTCGCGCATCCTCACCGGCACCCCGATCACACAGTCGCCTCTGGACCTTTGGTCCCAGTGCCGTGTGCTCGCCGAGGATGCCTTGCCGTACACGTCCTACACCGCGTTCAAGCACATGTTCGCCGTCGAGCAGGCCGTGACCTTCGGTCATCGCTCGTTCAACAAGATCGTCGGTTACCAGAACCAGCAGCTGCTGGCGTCGTTGATCGCCCCGTTCACGGTCCGTGTGCTCAAGAAGGACTGCCTGGACCTGCCGGAGAAGATCTACCAGACGCGCTACGTCGAACTGACGCCCGAGCAAAAACGCCACTACAAGGACCTGGAGCGGCAGTGCTTCACGATGATCGACAAAGATGCCGTGACCATCACGGCCATCATCACGAAGATGCTGCGGCTGCACCAAATCACGCTCGGCTACGTCGAAACCGACGACGGCGTGATGCACCAGATCCCGCACAACCGCGGTGCCGCGCTGACCAATCTGCTCGAGACCGAGTGCAGCGGAAAAACCATCATCTTCGGCCGGTTCCTGCAGGACATCCAACAGATCCTGAAAATCATCGGCGAACTCACGGAAAACGGAGCAGATGCCTGGGCGGTCAAGTACACCGGAGAGGAAGATCCGGTGGCACGCACGCAAGCCGTCGACAGCTTTCAGAATGATCCTCGTTGCAAGTACTTCGTTGCCACCAAGGCGGCGGCTCGCGGCCTGACGCTCACCGCCGCGGAAAACGTGGTCTACTACTCGCAGGACTTCTCGCTCGAAGCGCGGCTCCAGTCGGAAGACCGGGCCCACCGCATCGGACAGAAGAAGAACGTCACCTACACCGATCTGGTTGCCCGTGGCACAATCGACGACCGCGTGGTCGAGGCTTTGAAAAAGAAGACCGATCTCGCGACAAGCGTTCTCACCGCCGCCCAGCTGCGCCAACTTATCAAATTCGAAGAATGAACCAATCCCTGATACGCTTCTTCAGATGCTTCATCAATTTCATGTTCATGACCGTGTTCTACACGTGCCTGATCGTGTCGTTCATCATTTGCATCGCGATTTTGTATCGGTGCGGCGTATACGCCTGGACCGAATTCCCCAAGTACATCACCTCGCTCCTATGAGAAGAACTCTCCGCTAAAGACACGCTGGTCCTAAAGATCTTGGCGCCTCGGGTTCTTCGGGAACTCGAAGGCCGTGCCGTCGGAATCAAGAATCTCTGCGACAAATACCGCAACCTAAGAAGGGAGCACCGCAGGATGAAGAGACAAATCCAACGACTGCTGAGCAAAGGAACAGCGTGAACAAAGAAAACAGCACACACATACCGCTCCACACCGCGCTGCGGGCGCTGGGGTGCTCCAATCCGGGAAGCAGGCTCCTGATGAAAAAGGCAGAAAGCTGGGGCCTGACCATAACAGGCTCAATGCCGCTCGGGCGAGGCATAACCTACCTGGTCACAAAGGAGTCGTTCAACGCAGCACTGGCAAAAAAGGAAGCGGAGAAAAAAGCCACGGCAACAACGGAAGAATCCGAAGACGATCCGCAGCTCCACGTCATCGCGCTGGAAACAAAAATGGACCGGATGGAAGCCGAAATGAAAGAGATCAAAGACTGCCTGAATTTGATCCTGAAAGGCTCCAACCGCATGGCCGACATCGTCGAATCTCACGGCGTCCTGCTCGGCAAAATCGCAAAAGACCTCGGATGCTCCTTAACGTAGCACGGTGCGCCGAAGTCACGGGCTTCAGCCGCTGGTTCGTGACTCAGGTCAAATTGGCGCCGGATTCTCCGTTCAGCGGCAGGTACACTACGAAGGAACGGTTCGAGCAATGGCTGCTGGACCACCCGAACTGGACGGCCACGAGGGCTGAGGAAGAGCGGTTACGGCAGAAGAAACATCGGCAAGACGCAGCCGCTGATACACCCGGTGCACCTCCGACTTCGAGTGGTTGACGTAGCTCATGGCGATTCCCTGGGGAACTCCGGCTCGACATAGCCGGGTGATCACCGTCACCTTTGTGCAGTGGAAGCACAAATGTGGCATCTTTATGTCCCGAAAGAAGAGCCACCACTCTTTAGCTGGCATGGGCGGAAGCTCGCAGAGGTAGCGGGCACCTACTTCCTTCTTCGCCAGCACAAGCGGGAGCAAAGAGGGGTGTATTTTCGTTGTGAATACTTTGTTGCCCTTGCCATGGAAAGTTATCGCGCCACGGGCCAGGTCGACATGGGACATTGGGACCTGTGTTTCCGTCAGGCGACAGCCCTGGCACATCGCGATGTGGTAGCACTCGCGCATCCAGACGGGACGCTTTTCGAGTTCTAGCCGAATACACCGGACCCATCGCTTCCTCTCACAAGCCTTCGCATGCCTACACCGGAAACCGGCCCTGTCGAAGCGCCGGTTCAATTCCGGCCCGCGCCTCCAAGGGAAAATTGCCCGCGGTAGCGGAACGGTAGCAGAATCAGTTGCCGGTGGAGCCGACCGTATTGCCCGATCCGCTGTCCACCACCGTGTTGGTCGGCGTGTTGGACCAGGTGTTGCCGTAGACCTTGCACGAGGCGGCGCTGGCGCCCAATTCGACCAGGGTCGTCGTGACCACGTTCGTGAAGGCGTTGCCGGTGACCGCCACGGAGGTGGTGGCTCCCTCCAGGACCACGCCTTTCGAAAAGGCCATGGCGAAGGTGTTGCCGATGATCGCACCGCCGTCGAACGTGCCTTTGATCCCGGCGGCGCCGGAGCGGCCGTACAGGTCGTTGCCGATGATCGCGACCTGGTAGGCATGGCCTTCAATGCACGTGCCGCGGCCCCCGGAACCGGCGTAGATGTCGATGTAAGTGCCGCGGCAGGTGAACTGAACGACCGCAGTCGTGCTGCCGGCTCCGAGCAGGACGCCGCCGGCAATGCCGTTCCAGTCGCAGTCGGAGATGTGCAAGCCCTCGACGCCGCCTCCGGTCGAGTCGCCGTAGACCTCAAGCGGAGCCGAGAGGAAGGACATCGTCGAGCGGGTGACCCGGACGATGACGATCTTCGAGCCGGCGGCTTCGATGTAGATGCCGACGCCGGAGTTGTAGCTCGACCGACCGAGAACGTTGAACTCGTCGATGTTGAGGCCGCAGCCTCCGGAGACGTGCAGGCCTTTTTCGAATCCCTTCTGGGCGCCGGTGATGTTCGGATCGACCGAAACACCAGTGACGCTTAGATTCCCCCAGTAATTGGGGATCATGCTGTTGTTGTTCGCGGCCTGATTCGTGTACTTGATCGCCGCCGCGGTGTTGAGGCCGCTGTTGCTGGTCTGGTTGTGCGCGGCGGTGAGATCGCGGACGATGCAGTGAAGCGAAGCTGCGGTACGGCCCGAGTTGTACGGGTGGCTGATGTCGATGACGCCGGTATTGGCGGTGGTCTGGATGATCTGCGTGATCATCATGCCGGCGCCGACAATGGCGATGCTCTGCGTGGTCGAGCTGAACGTGATCGCGGCATTTACATACCAGGCACCGGGAGGAAAATAGATCACGGCTCCGGGGTGCGAACTGGCCGCGATGTCGGTCATGATCGACGAGATCGCCGTCGAATTCGCGGAAGCCGAGCCGCTGCTGTTCGGGACGCAGCCGTAGTCCAGTACATTGTATACCTCCGGGCCGACCCACTTCGTGTCCGAAGAGCCGGTGATCGTGCCGGTGATGTTCTTGACCAGGCGCGCGTATTTGTTGCCGGTCGTCGCAACGCCGATGCCCGCAGCACCGGTTGCGCCGGTCGGTCCAGTTGCGCCGGTGGCACCCGTCGCGCCGGTGGCGCCGGTGGCTCCAGTATCGCCCTTGGCTGCCAACAGCTGCCAGTGGGACGGACTGGACGACGGGGTGTTGCCGGTATTCGAGCCGACAAGCGAAATGTACGACGAGCCGTTGTAGGCCACGGCGTCGATGGCTGCGTAGGTCGTGCCGGCGTTGTACGTGCCGCGCCAGTTCGTCGAGCCGCCGCTGGGTCCCATGGGACCTGTGGCGCCGGTGGCGCCGGTGGCCCCTGTCGCACCGGTAGGTCCTGTCGGGCCTGCAGGCCCTGTCGGACCAGCCGGGCCGGTGGCGCCGGTGGCGCCGGCCGGGATCGTGAAATTCAGGATCGCCGCCGTGCTGGTGCCGGTGTTCGTGACCGAGGCCGAAGAGCCGGGCGAGCCGGTGGTCGTCGTGCCGATGGACACCGTGGCCGTTCCGGCGCCTCCGGTCGCCATCGTGCCGATAGGCCTCGGCGGCTGCTGGACAATCGCCGGAGCAGGGTCGGGGACCAAAGAATCTGTGGCCCGAAGCGGGCGATCATCAACTCCGAGGGGCATCGTTCTTTTTTCGGTGGGCGACCATCTGCTGCCTGATCCACAGGACCGAGAAAATCGAAACGGTAACCGAGCCGACGCTCGCCGCTATGCCGACCGCGGTCGCGATGTCCTTGAGTTCGACGACCGCGAACACGGTGGCGGTCCACGAAACGATGTTCGCGGCCGCGAGCTTGATGAGGTTTTCCAGGTCGATCATTTTTTGCTTTGGTGCCGCTGCCCGAGCCAGAAGTAGCCGCAGGCAAAGCTGAACATCAGGATCTCGGCCTGAAGGTCCTTCACGACCTGTGCGTCGCGGGACCACACGTACCAGCAGGCGCCGGCCACCATGAGCGGGCGCACCATCCGGGTGCAGAACTCCGCAATCGTGAAGGCTCCGTGCATCCAGCTCGGCGCGGTCGGCGGCGGGACGTAGTTGCTTCCGATCAGACCTTCCTGGGCCTTGGTGAAGGCAGCCAGCTCGCCCACGGCGATGTTCTTTTCCTTGATCGCGGCGATCTCGGCGATGCGGCGCTTGGAAGCGGACCACTCTTTCAGTTCGCCGACTGCGCTGCCGAGGAGCTGGACAGCGCCACCGAGCACGGTGCCACCGACTGCGGAAGTGAAGAAGGAGAGAAGGCTCATAGGGCGGCGGCGTTGATGAACAGGGTGTCGACGGTTGCGGGGCTCAGAGCCAAGGTCTCGGCCAATTGCTCGACGAGCGGATGGTCGCGGCGAAACTCGGACGCCTCGTCAAACTCGATCAGCGCGGCTTCGTTGCCGGCAAGCGCCGAGCGGATCGCGGCGCGGGTGATGCCGTTGGCGTTGAGCGCAAGGAAGAGCTGGCGGCGCGTGACGGAGGCAGGGACCGTAGGAGCAAAGGCCGGCGGATTCGCAATCGCGTGGGCGATTTCGACGGCGGCAAGCTCCTGGCTCGGCTCGCCGCTCTGGGACTTGTAGCCGTGGACGGCGCCGGAGGCCACGAGCACGCAGTAGGTGTCGCCCTCGTGCGCAGTGACGGTGCCGATGCCGGGGACCTCGTAGGGCGTGAACTCGGGTGTGTCGCTCATGGTCAGGCGGGGAGTTGTTCGTAGGCGAGCTGGACCTCGACGACGTTGGCCGCGCTCGCCGTCATCCAAAGCGAGTTGTTCGCCGTGTTGATGCCGCCGGTCAGCGCAATCGTGAGATCCTTCCACGTCGTCGAGAGCGCGGTGCTGGCGACGATCTGCGAGCCGCCGCTCGACGTGCCGAGCGTGATGCTCGGCGTGCCGGAGATGCTGCGGGCGCGGACGCGGGTGATCTGGCAATTGGCCGGAAGGATCGTGCCGCCGCCGAGCTGCTGCGCGTCGGTCAGGCCGTCGCTCAACGCTCGCACGTAGCCGACCGTAGCCGGCTTCGTCCACCGCGTGCCGGTCGTCGTGACGAGGGCGTGCAGCTTGTTCGACGAATCGTCCTGAACCTGCAGACCGACGCCGGCTCGGTCGCACGACCAGCGGCCGACGAAGCCGAGCGGAATGACTTCGACATCGTCGATGTCCAGCTCCCACGGCGAAGTGAACTGAACGTCGAAGGTCAGCATACCAATCGTCGCGGTGCGTGCCGACGGGGCCGAGACGATGTGCGAATACTGCGCCCACGAGGAAGTCACGGCCTGGCGGCTCGACGAGCCGATGTTCGAGCCGCCCTGCGGGGCCAGAGCCACGCTAAGGCCATTGCCGGACGTTCCGGTGTTCAGGCGCGCCCAGAACCGGACAAGATAAGTCTGGCTCACTCCGCCCATTGCAAGGGACCAGTGCGTCCAGTTGATGTATCCAGAGCCGGAGATGCGGTTGAACCACGAGCCGGCGCCTCCGGTGCGGGCGCCGGCTACTCGTGTCCAGGTCGTGCCGTTTGCATTTCCTGCGGTCGCAACATCCGCATCCGTGGCGCCGAGCGAGAGGACGTTGCCCGACGGATAGCGGCTGGTCTGCGACCCCCACACAAGCGCCTCCGGCACCGCGCCGGTCTCCTGCATCTCGGTGATCTGCGCCTGCGACAGAACGCAGTTCGCGAAGCCCCAGTCGCGTGTCAGGCCGACGTAGCCGGCCGAGTAGTTCGTGCCGCGGAAATTGACCGCAATGAAGGTGCTCGTGATCGACGCGGCGAGCATCGGCGTGGACGTGTCGCCTGCGGTGTGCGCCGTGTCCACTGCGTTGATGAAGAACTTCCACGTTCCGCCCGTGCGAGTGGCGACGATGAGGACCTCCTTGCCGCCGTAGGTCGTGCGGAAGTTTGCGATGCGGCGGAACTCATATCCGCCGGAAGCCTGGATGCCGGCCTGGAGGTGGCCTGCAGCGGTCATGTAGATCCCCGCGCCGCCTGCGCCGCCGAGAAGATCGGTCAACGCCGGGCCGACACACACCAGGAACTGGTCCGCTGCGACCGTCGAGATCTGGCCCTGCCAGACCAGCGTGAAATCGCCGGTGCCGATGTTCTGTCCCGCGAGCGCCGCGTGCGCGCGGCAGTTCGTCGTGCCGTCAAAAGCGAGGCCGCCTCGGGTGGCGCGGGCGTTGGTGTTGAACGCAAGGGACGACGGGTCCGTCACGCCGCCGCTGATCTGCGTGTAAGATCCAGGGGTGCCGTTGTAGATGGCAAGGTCGCCAGTGGCCCAGGTCTTCGACTGGCTCGTGCCTGTGCTGGTGATGCGGTAGTAGTAGCCGGCGGCGGTGGCGGTGCTCGGAACCGAGGCGCCCGCCACGCCGCCAAGAAACATGGAGGTGATGGCGTTCAGGGCCGTAGTGGCACTGGAAGCGGCGCTGGCGGCAGATACTGCCGCCTCTGCGGCGCTGGCGGCGGCGGCGGAAGCAGAGGTCGGGGCATAGGCCGCGGTGGCGGCGGCAGAAGCAAGAGCCTCGGAAGCGGCAGCGGCGGTCGCGCTGGCGGCGGCGGCTACAGCGGCATTTGCGGCCGTAGTGGCGCTGGCGCCGGCGTTGGTGTTGCTGGTGGC